ACAACACATTCTTCTGGGTAGAACGTGCAATGATCAAATTGCCGTTTGCAGGTATTAAAGGTGAAACAGATAGTCGTCCAGTTCAAGTGCAAGTTCCTTGCGTTGAAATGTATAACGATGGTTCAGTTTGCCCAATCTTATCAGAAGTGCGTGGTTGGTTCAAAGACAAATCACTAGAAGACATGGGTCGTAAGTATTGGAAGAAACGTTCATACATTTTCCAAGGTTTCGTTGTTGAAGATCCTTTAAAAGAAGACAAGACACCAGAGAATCCAATTCGTCGATTCATCATTGGTCCTCAAATCTATCAAATCATCCGTTCAGCACTAATGGATCCAGAGTTGGACGAGTTGCCAACAGACTATCTCAAAGGCGTCGACTTCCGTATTGCTAAAACCAGCAAAGGCGGATTCGCTGACTACTCTACTTCAAAGTGGAGCCGTCGTGAACGTGCATTAACAGATATTGAAAATGCAGGTATTGATGCACATGGCCTATTCAATCTGTCAGACTTCCTACCTAAGAAGCCAACTGATGTTGAGTTGAAAGTTATGAAGGAAATGTTTGAAGCATCAGTTGATGGTGAAGCATACGATATGGAACGTTGGGGTCAATACTTCAAACCAGCAGGTATGGGTTCAGCCACAGGCGATCCAAATAAAGCCACTACTAGAGCACCCGTAGCAGATGATCAAGTAGATGACGAACCAGCACCAGTAGCTGCTCCAGCTGCTGCTCCGGCCGCGTCTACCGAAAGCGCATCAAGAGCACAAGATATTCTTGCCAAGATTCGCGCTCGTCAAAACGGCTAATAATAAACAAGAGTGTGAGGCAACTCACACTCTCTTCTCAATAGGGCTATAACAATGACAAAAGCATTTGATATTTCTAAATTTAGAAAGTCAATAACAAAGTCTATCGAAGGACTTAGTATTGGCTTTAATGATCCAACAGATTGGGTCAGCACAGGTAATTACGCATTGAATTATCTGATCAGCGGCGATTTCCACAAAGGTGTTCCGCTCGGTAAAGTTACAGTATTTGCAGGCGAATCTGGTGCCGGTAAGTCATATATTTGTTCAGGTAACTTAATCAAAGCCGCACAAGAACAAAACATCTATCCTATTTTAATTGACACAGAAAATGCTCTTGATGAAGATTGGTTAAAGGCATTAGGTGTAGACACAGCAGAAGATAAGTTATTAAAACTTAATATGGCTATGATTGACGATGTAGCAAAAACTATCACAGAATTTGTTGCAGAATACAAAGCCATGGACGAAGCAACTCGTCCTAAGGTATTATTTGTTTTAGATTCGTTAGGCATGCTGTTAACACCCACAGACGTTAATCAATTCGAGGCAGGTGATTTAAAAGGCGACATGGGCCGTAAACCTAAGGCACTGACAGCATTGGTTCGTAATTGTGTAAACATGTTTGGTTCGCTAAACATTGGTTTAGTTGCAACTAATCACACATACGCTTCACAAGACATGTTCGATCCAGATGACAAGATCTCCGGCGGTCAAGGCTTTATCTATGCCAGCTCGATTGTAGTTGCCATGAAAAAGTTGAAGTTAAAAGAAGACGAAGACGGCAACAAGATTTCAGAAGTCAAAGGTATTCGTGCCGCATGTAAAATCATGAAAACACGTTATGCTAAACCTTTTGAAAGTGTTCAAGTTAAAATTCCTTATGAGACAGGCATGAATCCCTACAGTGGACTAACTGACCTTGCTGAAGGAAAAAATATGCTTAAGAAAGATGGCAACAGGCTTTCATATACTACTAGCGATGGCGAGATTCTTAAATTCTATCGCAAAGAGTGGGAGCGCAATGAAGGTGGATGTTTAGATGTTGTTATGTCTGACATTTCAAATCATGGCGAAAAATCCGTTTCTGAGATAACTACTACAGTTGAACCTGAAACGGAGACCCAAGAATGAAAGACGACTTAATTGCTGATATCTGGACACTAGTTATCGAGCATATCCCTGAGAAAAATCGAAAGGATGTAGCAGCTGACTTTGTTAATACTTTATTAGATTATGGTATTAAAGAATCGATATTAGAAAGTTTACAAGGTGTTGATCCATATTTAGATGGTGCAATTGAATATGCTATTGACGGTGAAGAAATTGAAGAATCTGACGAAGACGACTATTACGAAGATGAGGATTAAATGAATTGGTATGATCGAGTTTCAAAGGATATTTCATATATTCCAGATGCCGTGGCTCATTATGAAGCTGAATTAATTCAAGCAAAACAAGATGTCCGTGTAACGGGAAACATCGAGAAAGCCTCTGCGCAAATGCCCGGTATTGTTGAAAATCGATTCAATCAACTTCAGGAAATTGAAGGTATCTTAGAATATCTCAATATCGAACTTCGTAGACTTCGTAGTCAACACTTTCGTAAATATCTTGAAAATTATCAACGTAGCCTGTCCTCTAGAGACTGTGAAAAGTTTGTAGAGGGCGAGGCCGACGTTGTTGACTTTGAAAAGATTATTAATGATTTTGCTTTATTACGTAACAAATGGTTAGGTGTTATTAAAGCATTAGATATTAAACAATGGCAGTTAAGCAATATTGTTAAACTTAGAACTGCTGGTTTAGAAGACGCTACTCTTTAATCCAGTGCCATGTAGCCCACGACCATTGCGGTAGTGGGCTTTTATTTGGAAATGCTTCCATCATTCTGTGCCAGCACTGTGTTTCCAGCCTACCGTATTTTCTCTTTAATTCTACAGAAAGATTGCTTTTAATAAAAAGTTGGCCACCTGGGTTTAAATTATCCATGCATGTCTGATACAATTCTACCCAATCTTCAGTAGCCCATTCCTCATTTAATTCAAATGTTGTCCTAATCATAACAATGCAGTCCCACGGGCCTTGCGGGATTTCTTTTCCATGGCGTGGAAAAAGTCCGCACTCGACTGTGTTTAAATTTGCATGTTCATGAAATAATTTTAAAAATTGCGAAGTTCTACCAAAATAAGTTCCAGTATATTCGTGATTGAAGTGTTTAGATAAAGATCCAAAATGACCTAATCCTGCGCCAACGTCTAATATTTTTTGATTTGTTTTTTGATTTAATTTTAAAATATTAAAAATTTCTAATTTCTCTTCAAGGAACTGGTCTTCGTCAAGATATTTTAGCCATTCTTCCATTCCAGAATCGATTGCTAATTTTTTTTGATCTTCTATTTTGCAAATAGACTTTGCTAATTCTAAATTCACAACTATCTCCAATTTTTAATATTTACCATTAACTTAGCATATAAATACCAGTATGAAAAAACTCGTCTTAGTAACCGGTGGATTTGATCCTCTCCACTCAGGTCATATAACTTATTTTCAATCCGCAAAAGAATTAGGGGATATTCTTGTTGTAGGAGTTAATTCCGATTCGTGGTTAATGCGCAAAAAAGGTGCACCTTTTATGCCTTTCCAAGAAAGACTAAACATTGTTAAAAATATAAAAGGTGTTGATTTTGTTTTAGAATTTAACGATGACGACGGAAGTGCTAAACATGCAATCAAACTTTGTCGGCAGACTTGGCCAGATCATGAAATTATTTTTGCCAATGGCGGCGACCGCACACAAGAAAACATTCCAGAGATGGATGTTAAAGATGATAATTTAAAATTTACATTTGGTGTGGGCGGCTTTAATAAAATGAATTCTAGTTCATGGATCTTGCAAGAGTGGAAAGCTCCTAAAACTGAACGCCAGTGGGGGTATTACAGAGTGTTACACGAAGTTCCAGGAATGAAAGTTAAAGAACTTACAGTTAATCCGGGTAAGAGTCTAAGTATGCAACGTCATAATTTACGTGCAGAATATTGGATAGTTAGTGAAGGCCGAGCAGTTGTTAATAGTATGATGCCTGGCGGTTATTCATTACCAGCAACTGAATTAGCAAAACACGAAGAATACAAAGTGCCGGTTAACGAATGGCATCAGTTAACTAATCCATATGAAGAACCTGTTAAGGTTGTTGAAATACAATACGGCGAACAATGTATCGAAGAGGACATTGAACGAAAATGAAAGTATTTGTTGGATATGATATCAGAGAAGATGTTGCATTTCAAGTATGCGAATATAGTATAACCAAGCATCAACCAGATGCCGACGTTATTCCTCTTAAACAAAAAGAATTAAGAGAAAGCGGACTTTATACTAGAGCAGTTGATCCATTAAGTTCTACTGAGTTTACCTTTACTAGATTTTTAGTTCCTTATCTTTCTGATTACAAAGGTTGGGCTGTATTTGTAGATTGTGATTTTGTGTTCATCGACGATGTTAAAAAGTTATTTGAACAAGCCGACGACCGATATGCTGTAATGGTAGTGCAACATGATTACACTCCTAAAGAAGGATTAAAGATGGACGGATGTAAACAATTATCGTATCCTAGAAAAAATTGGAGCTCTACGATATTGTGGAATTGCGGCCATCCATCAAACAGACAAATTACACCCGACGTAGTCAATACTCAAACAGGACAATACCTACATAGATTTCAATGGCTTAAAGATGAAGAAGTTGGAAACTTAAAACCTGAATGGAATTGGTTAGTTGGATGGTATCAAGAACCAACAGACGGGTCGCCAAAGGCTTTGCATTACACAGAAGGCGGTCCTTGGTTTAAAGATTATCGCAGATGCGAATATCATAAAGTCTGGAAAAAATATCTTAAAGAAATGTTAAAATGAGTAAATGGATATTCCTTAGCAAAGGAAATGAAGATGATTACATTAATCTGTTCGCGTCTGGTTGCGGCGAAAATACAATCGATCCTGCAACGTTTGATCCCGAACAAGGTTCTGAGCCTATTGTATTAAGAGGAATTCTTAAAAAGAGAATTATAAAAAAATGTCTTAAAATAGGCAGAACGTTTTACTATGTTGACACTGGATACTTTGGAAACGAAATAACAGCTAACAATCCTAATGGATGGAAGTATTGGCATCGCATAGTTAAAAACGATCTACAGCACAATAATATAATTGCTAGACCGGACGATCGATTTAAACATTTTAATAAAAAATTTAACCCGTGGAAAAAGAACGGAAGAAAAATATTAATAGCAAAACCAGACGAAAAGCCTATGAAATATTACGGGCTTGAATTGGATCAATGGGTTGAAGATACTGTTAATGAAATTAAAAAATATACAGACAGACCAATTGAAATTAGAGATCGTGCCAAGCAACGAATTGATAGAGTTGTGCATAACACCCTGCAAGAAGCATTAGATGATGATGTTTTTGCCCTAGTTACATACAATAGTGTAGCTGCTATCGAAAGTGTATTTCATGGAGTTCCTGCATTTACATTGTCGCCATCACATGCCGCCAGTCCTGTTACACTACAGGATTTGAGTAAAATAGAAACACCGTATTACCCAGACAAAGATAAATTATATGCATGGGGTTGTCATCTTGCATATGGTCAATTTCATGTCAGCGAGATGAGAAACGGAAAAGCAAAAGAGATGTTAGAAAATGAATGACGAATCAATAGAAAATTTTTTATGCATAGGGTCCGGCAATATTATAACTGCTGACAGCGAAGACGCTGCCAAACCTTTGGTAGTAAGGGGCGTTATCAAAAAAGATCACATATACAAATGCATTGACAATAATAGAGATTACTATTATGTAGATACTGGATACTTAGGCAACTTTCCCAGTCCCGGGAATACGTCTGGGAAAAAGAAATGGCATCGCATTGTCAAAAATGGATTGCAGCATGATCAAGCATTTGATGTTCCAGACGATAGATGGAACGCTTTAGTCAAGCAAGACCCTCGGTTAAAATGGAATGGTTGGAAAGATCATAATAAAAAAATACTATTAGTGATGCCTAATCCCAAAGCCTGCAAGTTTTACGGAGTTGATTACGACACATGGGTTGAAGAAACTACAAATCAAATCAAAGCAAATATTGATCTGCCCATCGAAGTAAGAGTTAAAGGTTCAAGGAGTGAACGAAATACTGGATATACCATATATGATGCATTTGACAGCGGAGTATATGCCACTGTAGCATTTAATAGTATTGCCGCCCTAGAATCAGTTTTATACGGAATTCCAGCATTTGTTTCAGTTCCATGTGCTGCAACTCCGCTAGCAAGTTACGATCTAACACAATTAAAAAATCCTTTTAGGCCTAGCCAAGAACAAATTTTAAAACAATGTCAATCCATAGCATATGGACAATTCACATTAGAAGAAGTCTCCAGCGGTGCTGCTTGGAGAATTATTAACAGGTATCCTTATGAAACTTCTATTAAACGATAAAGAAATATCACACTTCTTGGTCAGTCAAATTGATCACCTTGGTGCTCTTAAATTACTATGGAAAAATGAAGAACATGCAGGAGAAGTTATCTCTTACATTATTTTTGAAAAACAAAAACCAAAATACAATCTTGAAAAGATGCGTAAAAAATTCAAAGATAAAATTAAAGGGGCAGTTGAACGAGATTTAAAAAGTTGGTGGGGCAATGCCAAGAATACTCTTGCTCAAAGAAAGCAAGTTTATTTTAAACATATCAATTATAATCTAGATTATTTTATGAACAAGATTGGTGAAGATCGTGTTTTTGAAATGTATAAAAATAGCTGGAAACAGAATTTTGTAAAAAGTGTTGGGTATCAGATTGAACCTAGTGCTACAATGATTAGAAGAACGCAATTCAATGCTCCTGCAGAAAATTGTTTAATTAGAAATACAGTTGGTAACGAGGGACTGTTAATTGAAAAAATTGATAACAGTTATCCTTTTTGGTTTATTGATAGTGGCTATACAAACTTTGTTGAGCCAAATAAAAAATGGCACCGAGTAGTTCAAAATCATTTACACTATGGAAAATACTTTGATGCGCCTCCTGACAGACTTGGAAATTTTAAAATTTTTCCAAAGCCGTGGAGAGAAGGTGGAGATAAAATTTTAGTTATCGAACCTGGACAATTTGCTGCTGGCATATTTCATGTAAACATAAAAGAATGGAAGTATCAAATTGAAGAAGAGTTAAGAAAATACACAGATAAAAAAATTGTGTTTAGAGAAAAAACTCCTAAAAAACAAAGAGCTCCGTTATACAAACATCTACTTGAAGAAGACTATCACTGTGTTGTCAGTATTAATTCTAATGCTGCCACGGAGGCAGTATGGGCCGGAATTCCTATTATCACTTTAGATCGTCACATTACAAATCCTATAGCTAGTAATAACCTTTCAGATGTTAACAATTTAATACGACCTAACATAGCTAGTTGGTTGTGTATGTTAAGTTATAGTCAATTCTCTTATGATGAATTAATAGACGGCACTGCTATCAGCCTTATACAGAAGTATGCATAACTTTACTGCGGTCGCATATTATGGCGGCATTCCTCCTGGTAACAAAAATATTGAAAAACCATTAATACTTGATAATTTTTGTCAAGGTGTAAATGCGTCTGGTGATACTGCAATTCAGCATCGAGCTATGACTGTATTACCGTGCGATGTGGCTTTGATACAAGGGTTTGTTCACGAACATGGAAAAAATGCACCTCATCTATTACTTAGAAGCCAAGCAATTGATTTACAAAAAAGAAATAACAAACGTAGTCTGATTGTAGACAGCAATTTATTTTTATATGCAGATCCTGGAAATACAAGAAGGTATCTTCGCTATAGTTTTGATGGAGTTTTTCCAACTACTGGTTTTTATTTTGATAAAGATGTAGATCCTGCACGTTGGCAAAAAATTAGTAGAGATTTACGGATAGAATTAAAACCTTGGAGAACGCAAGGAGAAAATATTCTTATTTGTTTACAAAGAAATGGTGGTTGGTCAATGCAAGGACTAAGCACAGTTGAATGGCTCAACAAAACCATAGAACAAATTAGAGTATATTCTAGAAAACGTCATATAGTTGTTAGAGGACATCCCGGAGACAAAAAAACTCTTCAATCTTTAATAATTAATCATAAAAATGTTTCAATTAGTAAAAATGATAAACTAGTAGATGACTTAAGACATGCATGGGCGACCATTGTTTATAACAGTAGTCCTAGTGTGGCTAGTATTATCGAAGGAGTTCCTGCATTTTTAACTGATCCTCGACCCGAAAACAGTCAAGCACACGCAGTTTCGAATATAGGATTAGAAAGACTTGAAGATCCTCTACTGCCAGACCGCCAACAATGGATAGAAAAACTATCTATGTGTCATTGGTCTTTTGATGAACTAAGATCTGGCGAGGCTTGGAGATTTTTTAGGCAATATATTTAAATTTGTTGCCAGTATGCTTCTTTTCTTTTAACTAAAAGATCAGTTCTTTTACTTTTTCCTAAATCTTTTCTTCCGCCTTTGAGGTGATCGAGGTATGCACCCCAAAAACTGTTAATTAGTGGATGACCTTCACCAGTAACTAATCCTTCACTCCAATTCCAGCCTTTGATAAACGGCATTTTTGCCCTAACAGCATCGAATACAAAACTATCATGCCATTCGTCAAGATAAAAAATTCCATGTTCTGCGTTGTCATACATTTTTTGAAACTCTTGCAAGAACGTTTTAGTCATAGTCGACTTTAAATTTAAAGAATACAATCCGCATTCGCTAAATTTTCCTTTTCTTCCTAAAAAACATAAATCTTTATCTAACGGAACATAAGATTGTAAGGTTTGAAGATGTATAGGACTATGACAAATGGTATCTGCATCCATCCACATTAACACATCGGCATCAACAGTCTTGGCACAATGAAAAATTGCATAAACTTTGTGTGCAAAACGTATAGCATGCCATTTAAAGCCTTTACCTGAATCTTTTCTTTTTGATCTAACCGGATCATCACTGACATCTCCGTTGGCCTTAGGCACATTTCGCCACTTGTCTTTGAACGCTACTAGTTCTGGAGAACTTTTATGAAGGTCATGAACCACTAAATTTGGTGCAGACTCTAAAACTTCACATTCTTCGGCATATACGTGAAGTTGAACCTCCGCTGGCCAATTTTTTAAAAAAGTTTTGATCATGTTTTGACCATACTTTTCATAACCTGGTTTATTAAATGTTGTAACCACTGATATTTTCATTGCATCATCTTCCAACCGTGAAAAAATCCCATCTGTTCTACTGGTCTATAGTGAAAATTCCATAATAATTTGGTTTTTTCTCTGTCAACTAATTCGTTGCCTTCGATTAATATATAAGGACGAGACCTTGACCATAACGACACACAATGATTTAGATTGTGTAATTGTAAAAGGTCTACTAATATTGCAGAAGGATTTCCTATCTGACTAATTTCTTGAAAATCTTGTCTATAAACTAAATTTCTGGCCTTAATTTCTGGTGGGACACTATTAATAACAAATACAGTATCAAATACTTCTGTGAGTTCTTTAATCATACCAAAGCCGGTGCCCAGGACCAATGCTGATTCTGGTTCCTTGACAAATTTGGAGATTCTTTTTGCAAATTTACTCATCGTAGACATTAAATACTCAGTTATTTATAAGGTCTTATGAAGTTCAAATTATATCGAGAGTATGGTGCTTTAAATAGTCCCCCAGTGTTCAATGCTGTTGAACTAGGATTAAAAGCTGCTGGCCACGAAATTGTTAATCACAATGAAGATGTTGCGGTCATATGGTCAGTGCTATGGCAAGGACGCATGACTAACAACCAAAAAGTGTATCAAGAAGCTAGACGTCAAGGCAAGCACGTATTGATCATTGAAGTTGGTAATTTAAAAAGAAACCATACTTGGAGAATCTGTTTGAATCATATCAACGGTTCGGGAGAATTTGCTAATCTTGATGAGTTAGATATAGATAGGCCTACAAAATTAGGTATAGATTTAAAACCAGTCAAAGAAATTCGTCGACCGGAAATATTAATAGCCACACAACACCAAGCCAGCCTTCAGTGGCAAGGAATGCCAAATATGGCAGTGTGGGTCAAAGACATAGTCTTTAAATTACAACAATATACCAACAGAAAAATTATAATTAGACCCCATCCGAGATCCCCATTTAGAGTAGATATTCCAGGAACTACCATTGAAAGCCCTCAAAAAATTTCTGGCTCATACGATGACTTTAATATTGATTACAATTACCATTGTGTGATCAATCACAACAGTGGACCAGCAGTTCAGGCTGCTATTTTTGGTGTTCCTATTATCTGCGATAAGTCTAGTTTAGCCGCTGATTTAAGCGAAAAAATAGAAAATATTGAAAACGTTAAATTATCAGAAAGAACTGATTGGTTCCTTAAGTTATGTCATACAGAATGGACCATAAATGAAATTCAACAAGGTATTCCATTCTTTAGGCTAATATCTAAGATTTCTGGTTGACTTTGTCTCTAGCAAAGTTTATAATACAACTATGACATCACCTAGATTCATTGAAGACATTTTTTTAGACTTTGCTCGGTTTGTTGATCTTCGAGCAATTGCAGTCCAACGACAAGACCTGTCAGTAATACAAAGTTTTTCTATCAACCTATCAGGTGGTAATCAGCTTACTGAAAATCAAGCAAACTTCATTTTAAAACTGTTACAAAAATACAGAAACATTTGTCAAATTTCTGGATTTGATTATTTTGATGCATTAGATGATCCGGTATGGAAAAATAATTTTAGAACTCTTGATCATACTAAAAAGATTTTTGTTGAAAAAGATGAAAATGAAAAAATAATTATTTGTGCAAAGTTTCCATACCAATTAAAAAAACAAGTAGATGATGAATTGTGTGGTGGACAAACTACTCCTTATAATTCGTGGGACCCAGAAAGAAAAATTAGAAAATTTACAGTTGACGATCATAATGTTATTCAGTTCTATGAATTTGCAAAAAACAATAATTTTGAAATCGATGAAAGTTTTTTAAATTTAGTTTTTCAAGTTGAAGAGATTTGGCAAAATTATGAAAATATTTCGCCATACTCAACACTTGTCAACGGCGAAGTAGAATTACATAATGCTTCGAGTGATGCCATCGAATACTGGACTCAAAATAAAACAAACAACGTAGACAGTGATCTATTGTTGGCCAAGTCTATGGGTTACATTCTAGAAAAAACCCCAGAAACCTCTATTGAAAAAATTGCCAGTTCACCTTCTAATTCTTTTTGGGTAAAAACTAATCAAGAATTTTTAAAACTCTGCAAACAAATAGACGGAAAAGTATGTGTGGTGCTAGATCGTGTTGGCAGGACATTAGAGTGGTTAGAAAAATTCACTGCTGATATTGAACATGTTGGCATTCCTAGAAACGAAATTAAAGTTTGCTTTCGTGCAGACAAAACAGAAAATCCAGAATTAAACTCTTGGATTAAAGAAAATGGCTTTGGTGGAAAAGTTGAAGATGGAAAGATTTTAATCTTTAATCATAAGCCGGCTAAGTGGTTGTTTAAAGAATCAGAATGTGTTAAAATATTAGCAAGTAACAATTTATATCCGTCTACTAACCAATTATCAAGAGATTGGTTTAATAGTCATCCTTGCGTCATCTATATAGGAGATATAAAGCCATCTCAGGATAAGGAACAAAAGATTGTCAACCTGTAAATTAATTATAAAAGACGAAGTCAATATTAAAGTTGACGGACTGTCTGTTGAAACTAGAAGAAAAATTGTTAATCAATTAAAGTTTGAGCTTCCGTATGCTCGACATATGCCCGCTTATAAATTAGGCAGATGGGATGGAACTAAAACGTTTTTTGGTATTGGCGGAACTGGATATCTAGCACACCTTGACGTTATCCTTCCTATTATAGAAGAGTCAGGATACGATATTGATGTTGAAGATCTTAGACAACATCAATCTTTTAAATTTTCTCCTATAAGCGAAAATTATTGGGCAGACAAAGGTAAGACTTGGCCTAAAGGTCACCCGCAAGCTGGTCAACCTATCATACTACGTGACTATCAGTATGACGTTGTTAACAAGTTTTTAGAAAATCCGCAAAGCCTACAAGAAATAGCAACAGGTGCAGGCAAAACACTTACTACCGCAACATTGAGTCATTTATGTGAACCGTATGGACGAACTATGGTTATTGTTCCTAACAAGTCATTAGTGGTTCAAACAGAAGAAGATTACATCAACTTAGGCCTAGACGTTGGGGTTTACTTTGGTGATCGAAAAGAATTAGGAAAGACACATACTATTTGCACATGGCAGAGTCTTAATGTGTTAGAAAAGAAAAGTTATGATTCTGACACACTAACGTTGGCAGAATTCTGTGAAGGTGTATGCGCAATTATCATTGACGAAGTTCATCAGGCCAAAGCAGAAGTATTAACAAGATTGGCCACTCTAAACTTTCGCAATTGTGCTATTAGGTGGGGATTGACTGGGACTATACCTAAAGAGAAATGGGAGTTTCAAAGTCTGTTGGCAAGTATAGGCCCTGTTATTAATCATGTTTCGGCGCATGATTTACAACAAAAAGATGTATTGGCAAAATTAGATATACAAATTTTGCAAACAAATGATATCCAAGTCTTTAGAAGTTATGCCGAAGAGTATACTTGGCTAGTCACTGATGATACTAGATTAAGTTGGATATCGGATAAAATAAAATCTATATCAGAGGCAGGCAATACTCTAGTCCTTGTTAACAGAATTGAAACAGGTAACAAATTAATTGAAAAATTACCCAATGCTGTTTTTATTTCAGGGGCTGTTAAACTTGAAGACAGGAAAGAAGAATATGACGAGATTAAAACTAGCGATAAAAAGATTATTGTGGCGACTTATGGTGTGGCCGCTGTGGGTATTAATATCCCTCGTATTTTTAATCTGGTTCTTATTGAGCCCGGAAAGAGCTTTGTCCGCGTTATACAAAGCATTGGGCGAGGCATTAGAAAAGCCGAAGACAAAGACTTCGTCCAAATTTGGGATATCACATCTTCTTGCAAATACGCCAAGCGCCACCTCACTGAGCGCAAAAAGTATTACAAGGAAGCGAAATATCCATTTACATTAACCAAGGTTTCTACATGAAAATTTTAACATTAAACAACAAGTCATTTGACTTAAACGATCTCCCGGAAGAGGTAGATGAAGATACTAGATTTAGTGTATTAGATAATTCTAATCCGCAAGATCCAGATTTCTTTTTTATGCCTTTGATATTTTTAGAATCATTTAACAGTCCAGCTATTTTGCTTAACATTGGCGGTCACGAAGTTCAAATGCCGCTTGATTGGTGCATGGTAGTCGGCGATAAGGACTGTGGATTAGACCCAGAAGTGTTGCCTCTTACTAGTATTAACGAACGAGGATTTGATGCTTTTATTTTTAATCCTATTAAAGGATTTAAATGTGAATATATGCCTGTTGAAATTATAAACATCTATCAGGACGTTCGTTGGTATTTTCCAAAAATGAAAAATGGACAACTACTAACTGTGCCTTTACATGATGGATATAATCCGCCTTGCGCATTCTTTGTAAAAGAAGTAAGTAGACAAAGCGAAGTATTACAATTACATAAAGTAATCTAATGCCATTAGATAGTCTCATGTGGTCCAACGAAGACTTTAAGCGCCGATGCATAAATTGGAGATTAAGATTTATCATTTGGCCTCGCCGGTGTTTTTACACAGGTAAATATCTTTGGTTTAGGAGTGCATATTTAGGAATAGGCATGATTTGTGGTCCAGGGGAGCCTGTATTCGAATATCGCTGGTGCGAAAAAAACCAATACCTATTTTTAAAAATTAAAGGAATAATATGAAAGCTGGAAAAGTATGGGGACAAACAGAATTGCTTGAAGCAAACGGTGTATTAGAGTTTCATAGAATTGAAGCCAAAGCCGGTGGGGTTTGTTCCAAACACAAACACAAATACAAGTGGAATGGATTCTTTGTCGAATCGGGAAAAATGATTATCCGTGTATGGAAAAACAATTACGATCTTGTTGACGAAACTGTATTAGAAGCCGGACAATATACCAAAGTAGCCCCAGGCGAATACCATCAATTTGAAGCAGTTACTGACTGCGTAGCCTTTGAATTATATTGGGCAGAATTCGATCACGACGACATCGAAAGAGAAACAGTAGGATTTTCAAAATGATTAAAGTCATAACAACTATGAGTCAATCCTATTGGGATAGGGTTGGGCAATATAGTGTTTCGACCTGGCCTGATTTAATGCCCGACGGTTGGCAATTATGGCTGCATGATACTCCGGATATTCCGTTAAAGATTGATAAAAAATTATCCGGCGAGGAAAAAGATAAATGGATAGCTGATGCTCATTTAGCGTCGGATGGTAAACCGTTACCCCCAGGATATCAAAAAGAATGGGAAATGTTTTGCCACAAATCGTTTGCTCAGTGGGAATGCTACAAAGAAGACCCTAGCGGATTAATGATGTGGTGTGATTCTGATGTTAAATGGCTTAAACAACCTAACGAAGAATTATTAAGAAGGTGTCTAGAAGGAAAGTTCTGCGCTTACTTGGGTAGAGATCGAGTTGACACTAGTCAAACAGCTAAAAAGAAATATTCTAAATTAACGCCAGAAACATGTATCATAGTGTATGATTTAAATCATCCTGTCGCCAGAGAATTTTTTACTAGATTTGAAAATGTTTATAAATCTATGGAATTATTTGATTTATACTCATGGTGCGATGCTGCTGTATTTGAACATGTGAAAGCCACACTTCCTGCGGAATACTTTAATGACATTGGAAAAAATGATCCTCCTGCAATCGCCCCACTACCATTTAATTTTTTAAGTGAATATTTTGAACACTGGATGGGGTGGACAAATAAAGAAGCCCGAGAAGACATCAGTGGCAAGAAAGAAAAGGCAAAGTTTTTAAAAAGGAATCAACGATGAAAATAGTCCTTACAGGACATAAAGGATTTATCGGTTCTCATTATTATCATAAATTAATTTCTGAAAATTATAATGTTGTTACCTTTGATAGACGATCTGGACAAGATTTAAAAGATATTGCTGTAACTAATTCTTCGCCTGATTGTGATGTAGTAGTTCATATGGCTGCTACTAACGGAACTAAATTGTTTTATGAAATTCCAACAGAAGTAGCATTTAACAATACCATTCCTACGTTTAATCTTATTGATAGATATAAAAATACAAACACTAAATTTGTTTTTACCAGCACCTGCGAAATTTTTAATGGGGCAATTGATAAAGGATTGTATCCTGTCCCCACAGATGAAAAAGTTCCTGTTATGTTTGAGGATATTTTAAATCCTCGCTGGAGTTATAGTATTCCTAAGGCGCTAGGTGAAAATTTAGTTTCTAATTGTGGTTTGCCGTGGTTAATAATTAGATACTTTAATATATACGGTCCTGGACAAGTGGATCATTTTATCAGTGAATTTGTTGAAAGAGCAGTTAAGGGAGAGTATTATATTAAAGGTGATGACACACGAAGTTTTTGCTTTGTTGATGATGCTATAGAAATTACTCATAGACTAGTTACTAATCATCAAGGACACATAGTTAATGTAGGTCGTCAGGAAGAAACACAAATCTCTACAGTTGCTAAAATTATTTTAGATATTTTAGAAGTAGATCCAAATAGATTAGAAATTTTTCCAGGACCTGCAGGCAGTGCAAAACGCAGATGTCCCGACACAACTCTAATGACAGAGTTAACAAATTTTAAAGAATATACATCTCTTAAAGATGGACTTAGACAAACAGTTGAGAGCTTAATATGAAAATAGGAATAATTGGGTGGGGAGTAGTTGGTAGCGCAGTTGGGGAAGGATTTAAAATGTTAGGGCATGATGTGTTTGCACACGACCCTAAATTTAATACATCAATTGATTGTGTTATTGATACAGAATTAGTATTCATATGTGTGCCGACCCCAGAGGGAGAAAACGGCGAGTGTGATTTAAGCATAGTGCATGCCACTATCGATCATTTAAAAAAATTAAAATATAACGGTGTTATTGCATTAAAATCTACATCGGTTCCAGGAACAACTCAGAGCATTATTGATAGATACCAAGATCAGGATATTTGTTTTGTTCCTGAATTTTTAAGAGAACGATCTGCATTAGAAGATTTTGTAAGAAACCATGAATTGCTAGCTGTTGGTTGTCATAGTGATCGAGCATGGCACAAAGTTTGCGAAGCACATGCATGGTTACCAAAAAACATCGTTAGGATGACTCCTGCAGAAGCCGAAATATTAAAATATTATTCTAATACATTTAATGCTCTTCGAGTCACATTTGCAAACGTGATGTATGAAATATGCGATAGACTTGATTCCGATTATGAAAAAATATTCAATGCATATCTTCTTAGAAAAGCAGCAAGTCCGGATTATTTAAAATGCGGACCAGACTTAAGGGGGTATGGCGGAATGTGCTTACCCAAAGATACAAAGGCAATGGCCGACCTTTGTAAAAAACTAGATTTACCATTTAAACTTTTTGAAACTGTAGATCTAGATAATAATAAAATTAAAACCACTGTATTTCAAGGAATGAGAAAATGATGCCAAAGTATTCTGCATTTAGCACACAAAATTTAAAATATTACGATTTGATCGGTCGAGAAAGCATTAGAACCTTTTTAGAAAAATGGCCGGCTGAAATTACATACACACTGTATGCAGAAGACTTCGAACCTGATATTAAAGATTCAAGGTTAATTGTAAAAGGTTGGCACGATGTTAAACGCTCGTTAGATGACTACGTTGCAAAACACAATAGAAGTGTTGACGACGAAATGTATAAATTTTGGATTAAAAGTTTTGCGTGGTTACAAGGAGCCAAAGATATAAAATGTGAATTTTTAATTTGGCTTGATAGCGATATTATCACTGACAAAGAAATTGATCAATCTTGGTTAGATTCTATTATTGACCAAGAAGCATTGATAACAGACATTCCATCGGGCGATTTTTTAAGAGATAAAGAATCAGAAACTGGATTTGCTGTTTTAAATTTTAAAAATCCACTTGCTCAAGAATTTATCAATGAATACAAAAAACATTATGATGATAATACCATAATCAACTTACATAGACACATTGATAGTGCAGTTTGGTGGAACACTACTAAAATTTTAGAAACAAAAACTAAAATTAATCATTTACACACAACAGAGGATCACTGGGGACCTTTTAAGTATACCATATTGGCAGAGAGATTAAGCCATTGGATTGCTGCAAAAAATAAAAGAGCTTGGGCTAGCGGCAAAGCTCGAAGGATCTAAATGATTTCAGAAAAAACAATTAGAAAACAAATTCGTTTTTATAACGGAAATACCTATAGTCAGATGGCACAGGATGTGTTAGTGCTGGTCCTTACAAATTTTTTAAAAAACGGATATTTTGTTGAGTTTGGCGCAACGGATGGAATTAGTTTAAGCAATACTGTGTTGTTAGAGCGAGAATACGGATGGAGTGGGATATGTGCAGAACCTATTCCTTTTCAATTTGAAAAATTAAAACAAAATCGTAAATGTTCTGTAGATCATCGTGTTGTGTATAACACCACCGGAGATCAGATTAAATTTAAAATTAATCAAGAATCACTAGACGAATCTGGAATCGTTGATAATGATGATAAAGATGCATTTGATGTAGAATCTGTTACATTGGTTGATTTATTAAGGCAATATAATGCTCCAAAGCATATTAACTATTTGTCAATTGATACAGAAGGCACTGAATTTTCAATTATAGAAAATTTTGATTTTTATAATTACACAATTGATATTATTACAATAGAACATAACTACGTAGAAGAAAATAGAAAAAAGATCTATTCTCATTTAATACCATTGGGATATAAAAGAATTCTTACAGATAAATCTAGATGGGATGATTGGTATATCAAGACAACACTATTAGAGAACTTTGATGAAAGCATTTATTATCCGTCTGAAGAATAATCAAATATCTGAAACACACGCAGACGATTGTGTTATTCGTGCTGGCGAGCATGGAGTTAAGGTAGAATATTTTGATGCTGTAAATGGTAAAGAATACGAAGCACATTTACGACAATTAAGAATAAAACCTCGATATAAATTTAAAAAAGGTCGTGCTGGAGTATTTGGTTGCTTCTTAAGCCATTACTATCTATGGAATAACTGTGTTGCTGATGATGTTCCTTATTTGATTCTTGAACATGACGGATATTTTATTAGGTCTTTACCTGACAATATTTTAGATCAATTTGCCGATGTATTAAAATTAGATAACTTAGATCCCTATTCTAAATCATATGAACAGTTGATAGACGAGGAAAAAGAAAACCCTTTAACAATATCAAAATATCATAATGGTCAAGCAAAGTTCTTAGAAAAAAATCAAACCGGAAATTACATGAGAGGTGCATACGGTTATATTATAAAGCCACATGCAGCTAAAAAGATTGTAGACTGGATTAGTCAAAACGGATTTGTTCCTGCAGATCAACAGATTGGAGATGCATTGGTTGACATTTCTGTTACAATCCCTACAATAGTAAGACTACATCCAGCATATCATAATAGAATAGGTGAGTTGTCATTAACTGGGAATCCGGAGTTACTATAATGGGATCATTAAAACCAGGTGCAACATACGTCTACGAACGCCATGAAGGCACTGTCTATGCTAGAGAATTTGGGGCCGACCCTAATACTAGACAGCCAATTGGTTGGGAACACCCAATAGATCCTCGCACCAGCGATGGTAGACCTTTACACGATCACATAATGGAAGATAAACTTTGGGGAGAAATTCGTCGTGCATCCCGGACAAATGAGGCCTTGCATGAAGCTCTCGAACGTGTTAAAATATTATATTACTTGGGTAAAGACAATGGGAAAAAATAAGCACGTAGATTTGTTCAAAGACATGATCCCCGCAGTAGATATGGGATTGAAAGAACTTTGGGATGCCTCTCCAGAAGATGGACAAAAAGAAATCAAAGGCGATCTTTGGAATTTAAATCGTTATATCAGTAGTGTTAAGAGTTCAAATAAAGAATTACAAGAACACTATCTTTTAACAGTAAACGAGTTTTATAATAAAAACTGGGCCAACATTTCTAAGCATCCAAAGCTGCAATGGATGTCTCTAACACTATGTAGTCATGAAAGCAAAAAAGCTCAGTTTCACGAATGGATTCCGTTAAAGCGTGAGAAAAATAAAAAAGAAGAATTCCTAGCAAATTTATTTCCTAATATGAAGAGGGCCGACCTTGAAACACTCGCAACAATTAGCACAGACAAAGAAATCAAACAATATTGCGAGTCTTTGGGTTGGGATAAAAAAGAAATCAATGGAATTAAATTTTAAGTGTGAACATTGCGGCAAAGCATTTGCCAAAGAAAAAACTTTGTTTGTTCATATCTGTGAACAGAAGCGTAGATATTTGGCCAAAGATGAGAAGCATGTTCAAATGGGGTTGTTAACGTTTCAAAAATTTTATGAGATTACACAAAAGGTAAGATCCCCTAAATCATTTGATGAATTTGCTAAAAGCCCATACTATACAGCATTTGTAAAATTTGGCAGCTTTATGGTCAATCAGGCTCCTATATATCCTGAAAGATTTATTGAGTATGTTGTTAAAAGCGGAATTAAATTAGACCACTGGTGCCGAGACGAATTGTATGAACAATATCTTATAGAACTACTCAAAAAAGAACCAGCGGACGGTGCCATACAAAGAACCATACAAACTATGATGGATTGGGGAGAAAAGAATGCTAGTCCATGGGAACATTACTTTGCGTATGTAAATCTTAATAGAGCCACGCATGACATTAAGGAAGGATTAATTAGTCCTTGGATATTGTTGAATACTAAGTCAGGTAAAGAAATGTTAAGACGAATGAATGACGAACAATTAGATATTGTATCTCCTATTATAAATCCGCAACATTGGATTAGTAGATTTAAATCATTACCCGCAGACGTTGAATTGGTTAAAGATGTTATTAGAGAAGCTAAAATATTATAATGCCTAAAAAGAAAGAGTTAGAAGTTCAAGAAGAAGAACTTGCCGAAAACGAAGAATATATATCTAGAGATGATATAGATATTGAAGTGGTTACATCGTCAGACGAAGCTGTGGTTTATGTAAAGTTTAGCGGATTCGATGACCTAGAAGATGCAGAAGACTATGCTGAGTTTTTAGCAGAAACATTACCATTATTATTATTTCAAAGCACTCAAATACAATGAGAAAATTATTAGACGGCACCGAAGTTACCGAATTAGATGAACCAAAAATCTTAACAATCAAAACAAAATGTCCAGAAAAGTGGTTATTGATTGACTTAGAGACCGGAGAACGTTATACTGGTTATACAACAGAAGGTTCTCAACATTGGAAAAAAATTAAAACATGCCCGACATTGACATAGACTTTTTAGATAGAGATCAAGCATTAACGTTGTTTGATCATATTCGTGCTAGTAGAAACGAATCAGGAAAACTAGTAAAGCACAACACTGGAGTTTATTTTCACGAGGTGCCTGTTAATGCAGTTTCTGGACTATGTGCAATTCCTTATGAAGAGGCAGAACAAGAAGGCAATTTTAAAATAGATTTTTTAAATGT